CTTTGGAAAATAACCTTAACCCTTAACGATGTCGTATTATTCGTTATACTTTGTGATAATTCTTCAGCTTGTATATACCAAATAATATAGCTATTACTCGTGGGGTAGTTTGGGCTTTGGTACATTATTACCTCCACTTAATAAACAGGCCAGTCGATTGCATATCGAAATCAAGATACCCGTTGGTGTCATCGCCAATCGACAACGCGCCTATTTCGGAAAGGTTGATTTTAAGTTTATTGGAAGCTCCGTCCACATACGCCAAGACTGTATCCGTACCGGAAACAACAAACTCCATTCGTTCATTCGTGAACCTTGCGACTATCTTAGAAGCGCTGTCGCCTATCTTCCCGATCTCAAATCCGGTATCGCTAAAGTTGAAATACGTTCCAAATTTGGCGGACAAAGCATCGATGTTATCTGCGTTGATAGTGGCAAGCTGGTTAAACTCAATGCGTATCTGTTCGGCTGTCTGCGCAATCATCGAAGATATTTTTTCATCGAGCGTCATGCTTGGATCAGTCGGTATATAGTTCGCCTCTACATATGCCTTCAGGTCGGCATAGTTCGTTTCAATCTGTCCGGTTAGCACTTGTTGGTACTCTGCAACAGAGGTTATTTGTCCGTTGGCTTTATCAACTAGAATTTCCGTTCTTTTTAGCTTGTCGGCGGTTGTAGGCGTGTATTGATAATTCACCGTCGCAACAGTTTCAGAAGGCGCAGAAAGAGTTGATTGAACGCCATCTGGCGAGCGATACTCCATACGGAACACGAATGACCTATACGTTCCCCCGCTTAGGTCTGTTACAAGGACCGGATCACCGCAGTTAATAGTGGCGTTCCCAAGTCCTTCGGCCTCAAACGCATAGTACCCAAACCCATGTACAGCGTCATAAATTCCTTGAATGAGTGCGGTGCGTTTGTCCTGCGAATATGCAAACGGGTTGTCAGCGATATTGAGAATGTATTGCTGGGTAGAACCGTCCGTCATTGTGACGTTCTCGCCCTCTACCTGTGAGTTGGAGAGTATGACCGTGTTTATGGGCCTTGTCTGCCGTTTAAGGTTCAATGTGGCGTATTGTGTGGGGAGTACATTTATCGTCGGCGTGGCGGTCATGGATGGCGTTGTAAACACCAATTCATCATTGACGATGTGTGCAAATGAACCTGTGATTCCTGCGATAGCTGCGATCACGTCACGGGATAGTTGCCCGTCTGTGAATTGGTTTGAATCCACCACAAAGGACGCATTGGCCAACGTCTGCCCGGATTTCAGAGCGACGCCGCATTTGGTGCAGCACTCGTTTAGAACGTTCGTAAGCGTTGGATTGGTACTATAATCTAAATCTGAAACATACGGCACATTAAACCGTAGCATTACGTCCATCGCCGTGACGTTAGTTGTGTCTTCCGTGTCACCGTCCGTCGCTTCGACCGTGATGAATGTACCTACCGTAATGTCCGTTTCTACGCCGCTCCCATCAATGGTTACGGCATGGTACACAAACTCCTTGTTTTCAAGGTTTGTGAGCGCAACAGAAAAGGACAGCTGCGCTGCCGTAGCTGTCCCTATCACATTACCGTTGTCGTAGCAGTCTTTCAGCAAGACCACGTTTTCTATGTCGACGTTTGATCCGTCTAAAACAATGTAATCACGTTGTACAACGTGGTCAAACATTTACTCACCCCACATAATCCGTTGAATCCCCGTTCTGTTCAAGCGTTGCTTGAAATCCGTCTATGAGTTTGTTTCCTACAGAAGAAATCATTTTGACAGATTGCTTTTCTACGATAAACGATGCCTGTTTAAGCTTCTTTTCTTCCATTGACCAATAGATGTATGTACCGCTCACAAGCGCCGCACGATCTGCCGCGATAGCGTTTTCATCCCCTGGGGTTGTCGTTATCTGAATGATTGTTTTTGTCTTTGGCGCTAGTGATTGTCTTTTATACCCTGACGCCGTGGTGATCTCAGCTAGCACAACAGGCATCTTTTCGTTGATCTCGTACCCTTCGGAGGCTATGGACGTGAATTCATGAGTACCAATTTTTAAGAGGGTCATGTCAGCGCCACCCCCTTCTGCAAGCTAATAAGGCGTTGATGTTTCGTTACGTTTTCTGCTACTGTGCGCCCATCAAGATCCGTCTTGTTGTGGATCTCAATTACAATCGGCATAGGATTCGCCGGTGCCGACGTTGGAGTACCTGAATAGTTCATATCAAGCAGCTTTGAGAACAGCGCATTTTCTTCTTTTGTCAAAACGCGCTCGCCTTGGTGTATCTGCGCTACTTGGTCAAAAGGCACATATGAAATGCCTTTGGCATAGCTGAATTTACCGCCCTCAGAATGTGTCCACTCTTCATCGTTCACAGTACCAGAGGATGTCTTAATCCCAAACACCTTATTGATAGATGCTTTGATTCTGCTTGCAAGCGCTTTAGCCTGTGCGTTGGCATAATTTATGGAGCCCCATAATCCTCTTCCTACCGATGCCCCAACACCGTAACCAGCATCGTACATGTCAGGCTCTATTGCGCTTATCCGTTTTTCCATCTGTTCTACTTTTTTGATAGATTCCTCTGTTGATTTGCTTACCTTTTCATTACCGGTTTTAGCACCTTCTGCAAATTGCTCATATCCTTCTGATAGGTCTTTTACGGACGTTTGGGTTTTGCCTAACGTGTCAATTAGCACTCCTAATTGTGCCGCTTGTGCCATGTTTAAATTCCCAAACTTCCCTGCTGCTGCCATTTGTGTGATTTGTGCAGCCGTTAGGTTATCCGTTGCCTTTACAACTCCGTTAGTTGCTTGGCTAATTTGTATCATTGTTTCTATTCGTTTTTGTTCTTGCGCCACCAATGCCTGTGAATAAGCTTGTGCCTTTGCTTGTTTAATCCATGCATCAGTTACGTCTTTTATCTGTTTCTCAGTTAAATTCAGCTTTCCGGTCTGCTTATCGATATTAAGGTTCAGTTCAGGGTAAAGCTCGTTGAGTTGGTCAACTATCGATTGCATTCTAGCTTGTTCAGCCGATGTCTTTTCGGTTTTATTTTGCAAATCATACAGTTCGTCTGTCAATTTGTTTGTCAACTGAGCGTTTACTTCAATGCTTGCCGCCGTTTCTTTAAACGTCTTTCTTGCGTTCTCGGCACCTTCCGCAAGGTCTTTTGTTGCTCTCAGCGATGCTTTCATTTCCTTGTTTGATTCGCTTAAAACTATCATGAGACCGCCGAAAGCTAATGCAATAGCCCCAATGGCAAGTGCAACTTGTTGACCTGGTGTTAATAAAGCACCCATTGCACTTACAAGACCACCGCCACCGCTAATTACCTTTGTAGCGTCTGCAAGGCGACCGACAAAACTACTTAATCCAAGCGTAATTCTTCCTACTAGAGAAGTCAGCGGCCCAATAGCAACCGCAATAGCGCCTATCAGTACAATGAATTTTTGCATTCCGGGGGATAGGTTTTTAAACCAATTTATAAGGTCTGTAAGCCACTTGCCGAGCTTCTGAAATACCGGTACGACAAACTTTTCTACAGCCGGTTTAATAGCCTCTAAAACTGGCACAAACGCTGCGCCAACTTGTCCAACAGCCGCTTTTACAACCGCCGTTAAACGTTCCATTGAATCATCAAACTTGCCTAACGCAGTAACATTGTCTTTGCTCATTACTGCGCCGACAGTGTGCGCTTCTTGTGATAATCGGTTTAGTTCGTCGCTGCCAGCCGCGATAAGCGGGTTTAGTTCCTTTGCGGATTTACCAAACAGATCCATTGCCAGGGCATCACGCTCCGCCTCGTTGCTTACCTTCCCTAAGGCGGCAACGGCATCCGCCCAAACTTCTTTTGCATTGCGGAGCGAACCGTCATTGTTTTTGTACTGTACGCCTAGTTTCTTAAAGGCGTCGGCTTGCTTCTCTGAACCATCCCTGGCGGAATCCATCGATTTAGTCAACTTGACCATAGAATCAGTCATGGTTTCAACATCGACATCAACAAAACGAGCTGCGTATTGCAGCTCTTGTAATGCATCGGTGGATAATCCTGTTTTAGCGCTCATCGTGAGCAGTTCGTCTGCGGCTTTTCCAGCGCCTATTGTCATTCCGGTAAGAGCAGTAACTGCACCGGCTATTGGCAAGGTTAATGCTTTTGTAAGCCCTTCACCCGTCTTCTGCATTGACTTTCCTGCGGATTTAAGCTCTTTCGCTGCTTGCTTAAATCCCTTTTGCGCGTCTTTTAAATCAACGCCTATTCTGATTAACAAAGAGCGCAATACATTGCTCTTGCTCATTTTTTATCACCAAACCCATCTAGCGCATTATTCATAGCATCAAGCATCATTCGCAGAACTTTTTCACGGTTCTCATCAGCAGCAGGGCGTAAAAACGGATGCGCTCTTGCAACTCCGATATAAGGCCCGCCTTTTCTATTTCTCACTTGGTGTCCAAGCTCAACTTTTGACGCGTAAACCGACACGTCATCTCCCCATGTAACACTGTCTTCGACTTTCATTTCGGATGATGGGAACTTTTCCAATGTGACATGTAAACTTGCTTTTAGTTTTCCGCTAATTACACTTCCGTGTTCCTCAAGCTTGCCTCTTGCGGAATTAAGAACTATTGCCGCTCCATCTCTAACGGCTGGTTCAATAGACTTTCTAGCCTCATATGGCAGCCTTGCAAACGCTTTGATTGTTTCGTCAAGACCTTCAATCTTGATTTTGTTTTTGGCCATTAAATTTCAACCACCGTTCCACCAGTTGCAACAGTTATCATCTTTGCCATTGCAAGCATTGCCTGAGGTGTTTGTTCGTGTATTTCCTCTTGTTCTTTGTGGTCTTCATTCAGTTTATTGACAATTGATTTCCATTCAGGGGCGCCGTTCCTCATCCATTCTTGAATGTGCCATGCAATGTATAAGTCGTGTTGTTGTTCTTTCTTTCTGCCTTCAATAAAGCCTTTCGCTTTAATCGAAAATTCTGCTGGTGTAAGGCTCCAAAACTCGTCCGGGTTCATTTGCATTTCGCCGAGTGCAAATTTGTTTTCGGCTTCGAAATCTAGCTCTTTTTTGCCTTCGGCGCTTTCCCGTTTTTTGGTTGTTCACCAGTGTCAAAAGCCTTATATAATGCTTTCATTGCCGGTTCAATCAATTCCATAAGCCCATCTGGTTCTATGTTGTCATCGATAATTGCAAGCATTTTTTCTAACGTCAGTTCTTTATCTTCGTGTCTCAATCCAGACAGAAGCAAATATGCAGCATCAGTGATTCCAATGTTTTCGAGGTCAAGAGTAAGGATTTTTTGACCTGTTAATTGTTCAAACTCTACCATTGCTCCCATTCCGAAACGAAGATGGCGAGGTTTATCAAGCACGATTGTAATAAAAGGCATAGCCATTAAAATAAGTCCTCCGAATAAAATGAATGAAATAAGGGGCGAGTTTCCCCGCCCCATGTTGTTATTAGCCTACTGGCGGTGACGGTATTGTTAAAGTCGGTTTACCGCTGATCTTGATAGATGCGCTGAACGGTATAGATCCATCGGTTGTTGCCGCGCCAACGCTGAAAGCCGTGATGAATCCGTTGAAAGACCATGTG